TCAAACGAAAGAATTAAAGCTATTGTGTTACCCGAATACGAATTAAATAAATCGACGGGCTCTGTACAGCGTGTCGGAAATGACTGACGTAATTGAGTTACTTAAAGACAAAGAAGTAGAAGCGCAGTTTAAGCAACTACCCGTTGCTAAACAGATGGCGATAGCGTGGCGCATGAAGTGGTTAACGCAAGCGCATGATCACCAAATACTTCCTCACGGTGATTGGGCGATATGGTTATTATTAGGTGGTCGAGGCGCGGGGAAGACTAGAACGTCTGCTGAGCAGATAGGATGGTGGGCTTGGGAACAGCCTAACACACGATGGTTAGTATCCGCACCGACAGCCATGGATGTACGCGGTACATGTATCGAAGGTGAATCAGGATTGCTTAACGTGATACCTGAGATCCTTATTGCTGACTATAACAAGTCATTGCTCGAGATTAAGATGACGAACGGGTCATTGATCAAAGGCATCTCAGCGTCAGAACCTGATCGCTTCCGCGGTGGACAGTATCACGGGGCATGGCTAGATGAGTTAGGGGCTTGGGATTACTTACAAGACGCATGGGACATGATTCAGTTCTCAGTGCGACTAGGTAAAGAGACAAGGATCATTGCATCAACGACACCAAGACCTAAAGACTTGATCGTTGACTTAGTAGGGCGATCTGAAGACGGTAGTGGTGAAGTCGTTATGACAACCGCGTCAACATACGCGAACATAGACAACTTAGCACCAAGCTTTCAACAGCAGATCTTGCAGTACGAAGGAACGACGCTCGGCCGACAAGAGATCTATGCCGAACTGATTGACCCCGAAGAGGGTGGCATTGTTAGAAGAGATATGTTCAAGCTATGGGACGCGAAGAAACCATTCCCTAAGTTTGAATACATCATACAGAGTTACGATTGCGCATACACAGAGAAGACTATCAATGACCCAACAGCGTGCTTAGTCTTTGGCGTGTTCAAACCGATGGATGGCCCAATGGCGGTGATGTTGATAGATGCATGGCAAGAACGCATGCAGTATCCTGACCTAAGAAAGAAAGTGCAGGAAGAGTATGAAGTTAGTTATGGTGCGGATAGCGAGTCCGACGCAGGAGAGTTTGTCAAAGGTAAGCGAGTTGATCTCATACTTGTCGAAGATAAGGCGAGTGGAATCAGTCTCATACAAGATATGCAACGGGCACATTTACCTGTGCGAGCTTACAATCCTGGTCGAGCCGACAAAGTGCAACGACTTTCCATTGTCGCAAACATTATCGCTCATGGAAGAGTGTGGATTCCCGAATCGTCAGTACGTCGAGGATATGTGCGTGATTGGGCTGAGGGCTTCGTATCACAGATCTGCTCATTTCCTGAAGCTACTCATGACGACTATGTGGACGCGTGTACGCAGGCGCTTCGGTATCTAAGAGACGCAGGCATGTTAGAGATTGACCCAAGACCTTACGACGCATCAGAAGATTACGCAGACGCTTATGAATACAAAGAGAGAGTCAATCCTTACTCCGTGTAAGAACATATGTGACCTAGACAAAAAGTTATACATATGTAAGACATGCAAACGCACAGAGGACGAGATAGCAAGTTGGTTAGATTACACACCAAGCGAACGCAAAGCTGTAATGAAACGCATCAAGGATAGTAATGGGCGCAAAAGGTAAAATAGCTATATCAGCTTTAGAAGCCGTACAAAAAGCCATGGCCAAAGTAAAGCCTGAGCTTAAACGCGCGTCTGAAGTATTAGCACCTCATGAAGGCAAAGTCCTCAAGCCATTGCAATACGATCGCATGCGAGTCAACCTTGATACAGGAGAGCTTGGTGGTGGTGAGTACTCAGGACTATCACTATACAATCCTCCTCACGCAAAAGCAGGTGTCGTTGCCGCCGTATCTAATAAAGGTGCACTTACAAGATTAGTCAATCAATATAAAGACTATGGTTTAAATGAAGTCATTCATACACCAATGGTCGGATCTGATATTCAACACCGCGGTAACCCAACAATGTTTGGTAAGTTCTATAAAGAATTTACAGATAAGGTAAGTAGCGGTGAAGTAACACAAGACCAAATCAATTTAGTAAATGATTATCTTAATTCCAAAACCGTAGTTAAAAACAAAAAGAGAGTCCCTTTATTTAAAGAACCTGTTGATGTTGCATCAGAAGAATTTGTAACCCGACCACTTTCTTTTGAGCAACGTACAGAGTTTGCTGATGTTATGTCAGGTAAAGGTATCGGAGGCCCAACCAAAGGACAAATCATAGACGTCACTACAAGACTTGGTGAGTCGATTGATCCACATGTTGCTGACGCCCCTGTAGGCGCATTCGGACATAGGCTTGTAGAGTTAGGTACAAACACACTGTACGACCCAACACTTCATGGCGATTATCCGTACCACATAATTGGCAAAGACTTAGGTGTGAAATTCAATCCCATTGAAAAAGAGTACATGACTGACTTTGCAAAACAAATCTTAGAAGATCCTAAAAAAGCAAGGCTTCCTACAGACATGGATCTTAGAACAGGGAATGTAAGCCAACGCATTACACCCGAGTGGCTTCAAATATTAAAAGACGCAGGAAACAAAGACGGTGGATCAATTCACGCCGACGGATCAGCAAGACTAGCTAACGGCGCATCCGCACGCAAGATGGTGCAGTATATTTTAAAAGATCAAAACTTTGGCGCAGGTGGCGTTGTTAAAAATATTGCTAAGAAGCTTGCCAAAGAATTACCCGAAGCAAGCGCGTCAGGCAAGACACCAATCTCTACCACAGTAGGCACATACAAAAAAGCGTCACCAATACTGCTAGAAGATATTAAAGACGTAAACGCACCTATTCTTGATTATGGTTCAGGTATGGGATTAGGCGCAGAAGAATTACGCAAAACATTTCCTAACGTAAAAACATTAGAACCTTTCTACAAAGGCAATTTTGATTTTACAGAGCCATCTAAAGTTCCATCAGGTGAATTTAAAGGTCTTACAAACTTTAGCGTACTTAACGCTGTGACACCTGAAGTAAGAGATTCTATTGTAGAAAACATTGGTCGCGTGATGGACAGAGGTGGTGTAGGTTTAATTACTGCACGCTCACCGTCAGCTGTTATGTCAACCAAAGGTAAGTTAGTTGATGAGCCAAACGCAATGATCACTCAGAAGGGTACATATCAAAAAGGATTTGATACTGATGAACTTCGTGAATACATTAGATACATTCTAGGTTCTGACTTTGAACTTGAGCCATTAAAAGGATTAAGTGGTACATCCGTTAAAGTTAAGAAGAAAGCAGACGGTGGCACAATCACTACACCTGAGATTGAAGTAACCCCTGATGAAAAGATTGAGACATTAAAAGAAGTTCCTCGCACAGGAAAGATATCAGGCAAGATCGCTGACGTATTAAGACCTGCAAAACAATACTTAGAGAAATACGAAATTATTCCACAGATCCCTCTTATTGGTGGTGCAGACTTAGCAGACATCACAGGCGTCAAAGGTGTACAGACACTAGCTGAAGACATGAGCTATGGATACAAACCTATTCGCAACTTAGAACGTGGCAAACTACAAACATCTTACTTTGATCCAAGAATATTAGATGCTGCTGACTTAGCAGGAACGGCAGTGGGTGTTCCAATATTAGCTAAGAACTTAGGTAAGACAGCTATCAAAGAAGGCATGAGACAAATACAAACAGGTGAAGGCATACTCGGTCGCAACGTAATGAACCCACGCCAAAACATCATCAAAGACCCAGGCGGTATGTTAGTTGGCGGTGAGAAAGCTTTAGACAATGAACTTCTTTATATGAAGAAAACTGAAAATGCATATCCTCACGCACAAGCAAATTTTGTGACTGATCAAAAAGATACAGAAGCTCAAGCACTTAATAATTGGATTGATACAAAGGTAAGAAAGTATTTACGGAATCAAGCAGGATCAAAAGATGATCCAATACTTAAAGCCATTGAGTCAGGCGTAGAGCACAACTTTCAACCACCCATGGGT